CGGAGAACGGAGTGGACTTTTCTGGCAAATCTGCCGACTCCTTGACGAAACAAGAGCGCAAAACTTTATCCTTGAAAATGTTCCTGGCTTACTTTCCTCAAATAACGGAAGAGACATGGCCGTTGTCATTGAAGCGTTGGTCAAGCGCGGGTATCGCATCGCCTACCGGGTGCTTGATGCTCAACACTTCGGAGTTCCCCAACGCCGCCGTAGAGTGTTCATTGTCGGATGTCTTGGAGACACAGGGCGATCACCTGAAGAAATACTCGCTATCTCCCAAAGCCGCCCAGGGTATCTTGCGGCGAGCAAATCGAAGAGAAAAGACATTGCCACCCCAACTTCAGAAAGCGTTGGAAATAGTCGCACAGTTGCAGCCTTAACTGTTTCTGATTTAACCAAAGGAATGACATCACATCAATCCGTTGCTTCAGGCTTTCTTCAGGTTGCAAATGATATTCACGAAAGCTAAACGCGCACAAAATGTAAATGATTATGAATCTTGGATTTCGGGGGGGGTAGCACCAACATTGAACGCAATGGATAACAACGGCGAAGCATATGCAACGGTGCTGATTGTGGCAGTTGATGGTTACAACCAAACAATTTCAAATGTCAATCAAACTTTACGAGTGGGGTCAGATTTGGACAAAATGGGGATGGTTTTGATCATTGACGGAACTCGTGTTGATGATGTCAGAGTGTATGAAGATGGCATTGTGCCAACAGTTATTTCAAGATATGGAACAGGTGGGGGGAATGTGCCGATGATTTTTAGTCACACGCAAGGTTTAGATGCTCAACCAAGTGAAACAAACTCGCCAACTTTGAGAACAGGTGGTTCAGGGATGGCAGTTGCATATTCAGTCAGAGAAGATGCGAAAGCCAATAATTTTAGTGCTACTGAAACAGAAACATCATTGACTCTTCAAGGTCATTTGCCATCACCACAATCTCATCATGCACAGTTGTTCCTTGCGGAAACTTCAACTGTTCGCCGATTGACACCTGTTGAATGTGAGCGCCTTCAAGGGTTCCCTGACAATTGGACAGATGGACAAGCAGATTCAAACCGATACAAGCAAATGGGCAATGCAGTTGCAGTTCCTGTCGTTGAGTGGATCATTTCACGGATGGTCGGCAACTATGAATGAACTACTGCCAATCGCGCTGCGGTTCCTGAAAGAAGGAATCTCTGTCGTTCCTGTCGCCAATGACGGCTCCAAGCGACCTGCCTTTGCCTGGCAACGCTTTCAAGAGGAACTGCCCAACACCGATGAATTGTTGATGTGGTTCAAGAATGGTGTTGATGGCATTGGCGTTGTCACCGGCAAGGTCTCTGGCAATCTTGAGATGCTCGAACTTGAAGGTCGCGCCGTAGCTCAAAAGATACATCTTGAGATCGCAGAGATTGCCAATAACTCAGGATTGAAAGAGTTATGGGAGCAATTGAACTCAGGATATGTGGAGATGACACCTTCAGGTGGACTTCATTGGCTTTACAAGATTTCAGATGGCGAAGTTCCTGGCAATACAAAGTTGGCTCGCAAACCAGGTGAAGGTGGCAACGATGTGCTTGCCGAAACTCGCGGTCAGGGTGGGTTCACTATCACCGCACCGTCAGGTGGCACCACACACCCTTCAGGTGGCAATTGGACATTGATTGGCGGTTCAATCGAGACCATTCCAACAATTACGATGCAGCAAAGAAATGCCCTGCATGACCTCTTTGCGATGTTTGATCAGATGCCAAAGGTTGAATCTATTCAGGCAGATGTGGTCAAGCGCGATGACTCGTCATTGTCGGCAGGTGATGACTACAACGCCAAAGTCACTTGGGAATCTATCCTTGAACCTCTTGGGTGGACTAAAGTTTATTCAAAGGGCGATGCCACCGCATGGCGCAGACCAGGCAAGAATGAAGGCGTATCTGCCACGACCAACTTCAACGGCAATGACAAACTGTTTGTATTTTCAACAAGCACCATTTTCAACGCTGAATCCTCATACTCCAAGTTTGCAGCATACGCACAGATTGAACACAATGGAGATTTCAAACAGGCAGCCAAAGCCTTGCGTGAGAAGGGTTACGGAGCATCACACGAGCTGAAAACCGATTGGGCAGGGTTAGATGTTCACGCCCCATCAATGGTGCAGTTACATGATGAGAATGAGGAAGTTGCCACAAGTTCTTGGATTCCACGCGAGATTTGGAATGAGAACTTTGAGGAAGAACCGCCACCGTCAATGCTTCGCCGTGAGGATGGCAACTGCATCCTTTATGCAGGTAAGGTCAACGCACTCTTCGGTGAGTCTGAGTCAGGCAAGACTTGGGTGGCACTTGAAGCGGTGCGGCAGGAGTTAGCAAGGGGCAATTGTGTTTTCTACATTGACTTTGAGGATTCTGCCCGTGGCATCTTTAACCGCCTTCAAACCCTGAAATGCGACATGACGAAGCTAAAGTCGTTCAAGTATGCCAACCCTGATGAACCATTGGGTGAGGGCATCGGTGAGATTATGAAAACCGAGATCGGCAAGTTCATGCCAACCTTGATTGTCGTGGATGGTGTCAATGCTGCGATGAACTTACTTGGGCTTGATTTGGAAAAGAATAAGGATGCAACCACCTTCACTCAGAAGGTTCTCAAACCTTTGAAGATATTTGGCGCAGGGATTCTGACCATTGACCATGTGACTAAGAGCAAAGACAATCGAGGCAACTATGCCATCGGCGCTCAAGCCAAGCGAGCTGATATTGATGGGGTGGCAATTGCCTGTGATGTGTCCTTGCCATTTGGTAGAGGCATTGACGGGGCATTGGATTTGAAGGTCACTAAAGATCGCCCTGGCTATGTCCGAGCCTTATGCCCTGATGCAAAGACACTTGGCGTTGCCAATATCCGAAACGGCAAGGATGGGTCAATCTCGGTCTCAATCTCAGGTGGCACCGTTGCCATCGCCTCTGCCGACTCTCGCCTTGAGTTGGTCTCACAGTTTATGGAAGCACATGGATATGAGATGGGCTTGAATGAGATCAGAGAAAAGATTCGCAAAGAAGGTCATAAGATTGGCAACACCGAGATTTCTGCGGCTCTGACATCGTTGGTCATGAGTGGTCATATGTTGATGAAAGAGGAAGGACAGAAGAAATTGTTCAAGCACAAGAAAACTTTTGTGGTCAATGATGTCCGAACTCTTGAGACTTTGCCTGTGGATAACTCTTGAAAATGCAACCGCGCCGAACCGCGCCGAACTGTTCCGCTATTTTCTCGGCATACTGCCGACAACCGCGCCGACACGCCCCCTCTTTAGAGGGGCGTGGGGCGCGGTTCGGTGGCACGCTCACGGATCGGTTATCTTAATGAATTTCAACTTTGAAGCAATAAACTGCCGAGCCTGTGGAAAACTTATTTGGAGCGGTTTATCATCGGCAGGATTTGACACGAAACTTGATACGGCTCGACTCAACATTGCCGAAGAGATCGTGAAGATTTTGCAGGGTGCAAGAACCTATGAATGCCACAAGACAGTTGTTTCATTTGAGGCAGTCAGAAGAACTTCAAGTCGGATCGCAATGGGAACCAATCCCAACGCCATCACCCTTGCCACCCACCTATGTTCAACCATGCACCTGTTTGAAACACCTGACATGGCACCTGCCTATTGGGGCAAGCCAAAGCCAATCCAAGAGTACGAAGGAGTTCCTTTCTGATGAACTGCAACATCTGCCAACGAGCGACCAAGAAAGAGGGCGCGTGCATTGTGTGTGAGCTGAAAGTCAAGGCGTGCCTTGTTGAACTTCCTGCCCTGCAACATGAGTCAAGTGAGCATCTTGCCCCTGCAAGGACAGGATCGGGCGCGGTGAGTGCAGAGCGTTCAATCGGCATCAATGTCAACGCATTGGACTTCTCAATGGCAACTGACCTGCTCCACATCCTGCATGGGTGGGAAGTGCCGATTCGGATTGGGCGTGGGCTGACACCACCTGCCTACCTAGACAAAGAGCCAACGATTGAGGCAGAGGTGGATGCCACCTGCTCGTTCCACCTTGCACACCTTGACTACACTTTGTTTCAGCCGTGGGCAGTAGAATTCGCAGCAGATGTCTATGGTCTCCATGCCAAAGGCAGAGCAGCAGCAAAGAAGTTCTCTGAACAAGCCAGGCGCATTCCTTGTCCTAGTGATGAATGCAAACGATTTGTTGTCATAGATGTTGAGAACTTATCTGATGAGGTCTCTTGCTTCGGGTGTAAGCAATCGTGGACAGTAGCTCGATTGGTGAAGTTGGCGATGAGCAATCCGAACCGAAAGTTCTTTCTTGATGTTGAGGCAATCAGTTTGTGGCTCAAGATAAGTCAGCGAGAGATTTATCGGATTGTCAAACGCCATGACATTGAAAAGCGTGGAAGCCTTTACAACTTCGGAGACATCTTGAAAGTGGTGCAGATATGAATGATTTGACAAAGTTGGCAATCAATTATGCTAC